GGTAAGTCTTATATGATTAACAGTATAATGGATCGGGAATTTAGATTATTTCCTGGTAGTCATATATTAATTTCCTCTACAAATGAAGTTACTACTGATGAAGCTTGGCGTAAAATTGAAGAAGGCTTAGGTGCTATAGAACGTTTACATAGATCGTTAAAACTTAAACTTATTGACGATTCTGCTGAAGTAAAATATTCAGGTGAAACTGTAGATTTACCAGATGGAACTAAAGAAGAACGTGGCCATAGATCTAAATTTGAGAAAATTGTATATGGTAAAAACCCAGGTAAAACTAGAGGTAAACGTCCTACTAAGCAATTAATAGAAGAGTTTGCAGCATTTCCTCCGTCACATCAAAAAGGTTCATTAGGTGCTTGTAAACGAGAAAGCCGTGGTTCTTGGTATGTAATGGGTGGTATTAAAAAAGGCCAAGTATATTATTCAGGTACAGGTGGTACTGTAGAAAATGATGAAGCTGAAAGTATATTTTGTAACCCAAATGCACATGAAATTTTGCCTACTTATGATTTTGAAGTAGCTTCAGGTTTCTTTTGTCCTACACATATAAAAAGAGCAGGTACTTGGGAAGTAACAGGTTGTCCAGATGTATTTCAGTCTAAAATAGAAGTAATGGAAGAGCGTGAAGCTGCTAAGGCTGATCCTACTGTTTACTTAGGTTTATTGCAAGAATACCCTATGACTATCAAAGAAGTATTTATACGTAAAGGTAGTAATATATTTGACCAAGATAAAATAGCTACACAACGTATAAACCTTCAAATGAATCCTAATATACCTAAACCAGAAAAAGGTTTTTTAAAATGGACTCGTGCTGAAAATGGTAAGATTATAGGTGTGGAGTGGGACGCTAGTCCTTTAGGAGATATAGAAATTTTAGAGCATCCACATTGGTTATCAGAACATGCTTTAGAAGATGAAAAACAACCTTTACCTAACTTATATGTAGGTGGAATAGATAGTATTGACCAAGGTACAGGAGATTCTTCGCACGCAATAAATAATAAAAAAGGATCTGAATTAGCTGTACTTATAAAAAAACGTATATTAGATAAAGGATACTTTAGAACTACTTCTAATTTATACGTAGCTAAATACAAAAAAAGATCTGTAGATGTTAGAACAGACTGGGATAACGCTTTAAAATTAGCTTATTATTATAATGCTGAAGTAAATATAGAGTATACTAAAATTGGTATAGTTGGTCACTTTAGGGATAAAGGATTTTATCATTTGCTTAAAAAGAGACCTACTATAAATTTGCAAAATGCAGATCCTAATAAACAAACACAATTAATAGGTACAACTGCGGCTGGTCCTATAATAGATCATCAAGATCAACGTATAAAATCTTATATAGATGATTTTTATGACACTATATATTTTGCAGATTTATTAGAGCATTTACAAGATTACAACAGAGAAGATAGAACTAAATTTGACTTAGTTATTGCTATGGGTTTATGTGAATTATCTGATGAAGATCTTATGGGTAAAAGCGCAAAACCTAAAGAAGCAGCAACAGAACAATTTCAATTATTTGGTTATTATACTGATCCTGCAACTGGCCATAAAAAATACGGTGTTATTCCAGCAAAATCATCTTCTCAACAAGAATTAGATAAATCTATTGCTAGATCATTTTTAGAACATGGAGGAGTACGTTGGATAGATATGAGCGATCCAAAAAATCCTCAGTATATATACGATTAAATATACCCTTGATTATATAATCAATTTTTATAATATTAGCAGTAAAATAAATATGTGATATGAAAATAAGTAAAGGAAATATTTCCCCTAAAAATTATTATGTTTTAGCGGAAGTTACTGAATTAGAAACGTTAAAAAATAATATTTATCAAGGAAACCAACAACTAGCTACCAAAACTAATATTGAATATTACTATGGTAAAGCTTTAAAGTTAGGCCCTACAGCGCTAGACAAAGAACAATGTCCTGAGTTGAAAGAAAATGATAATATTATATTTTCACAATTTGCAGGTTTTGCAGCAGCTACAGAAGATAGTTTTTGTAAAGCAATACGAGGCTCAGATATCGTAGCAATAGTAACTTCTAATTTTGATGACATGACAGAAAAAACAATAAAACCAACAGGAGAAAGAATTTTAGTAAAGATAATTGGGGAAAATTTAATTCAAGGTGGAATTTATGATGACACTGCAAATGACCCTAGAGAAGCAGTTACACAAAAAGGAGAAGTAATTAGTTGCGCAAAAAATGCAGACAAATATCCTAAAGGAACTATTGTAGCGTTTGAACCTTATTGTGGTAATTTGATTGTCAATGAAAACAATCTAAAATTAAAAACTGTACATAGTTTTGATATTTTATATACTATAGAAAAATAATGAGTAGTTTAGGTCGGTATTATAACGTTGAAGATACTGCGGTATCAGAAGAAGAAAAATCAGGATTTAATTATTTAAGTCACACCATTGATTTTTATATTGCGGCCATGGTTCGTGAAAAGGACCATATTAAAAGCGCTCGTAACTTATATGACGGCGTTAGAAATAAAGATGAATTTCGTTATTTAGAAGAAACTTTTGGTATAGAAACTCCTTTAGCTGTAAAAATGACACCACTTATTAAAACAAGAATTGATGTTTTAGTAGGTATGTTTTTAGATGAAGAATATCATTACCATGTTTCTATGAGTGATGCTAACACAGTTACTAAAATTGAAGAAGAAAAAAGAAAAGAATTTTCTTCTCGTATTCAAGAAAAGTTAACTAAGTTTACAAATGACACAGTTAATCTTATTAAACAAAATAAACCTGTAGATCCAGAAAACCTTTTAGAAGATAATTTTGTAAAAACTTTATCAGAATCTTTAAATAAATCTTTTATTTCTCAATTTGAAATAGCTATACAATCTTTAATTAAATTTTTTGAACAAGATACTACTATAAATATTCGTCAAAAAGCTAAACAATTTTTAATTGATTATTTAGTAACAGGTGAAGCTTATTATCGTACTTATTTAGATTATGAGGGAGGTGATCCTAAATTAGAAATTTGTAAACCTGAAAATGTATTTTTTAGTAAAAACACTGCTTATCAATTTTTAGCTGAAGGTAATGATCCTCACGTAATGGCAGTAGTTTACAGAACTTATATGAAACGTAACGAAATATTAAATCGTTGGGGGCATGTAATGACTGATGAGCAAAAAAATGCTTTATACGGTATGGCTCGTAGTACTGCTGTAAATCGTATACGTGATCCTAGACAATTAGACCACATGTACAACTTACAAGATGCAGTTTACGATCAGCACACTAATAGTACTTGGGATACTTTACCAGTTTACCATGTAGAATGGTTAGCTAATAATGAAATAAAAATTGATAAAGAAGAACAATCTAAATTAGAAGTTGTAGATCATATTTCTAAATCTAAATATTGGAAAGATAGTTTAGTTCCTGATTCTTATTTAGGAGTAAGCGCTGGTAACGGAGAAGTTAATGATACTGTTTATCGTTTAGATAGATACGAAGGTGTTAGAATAGGTTGGGATATTTACTTAAATTTAGGTAAAAGTAAACATATTCCTAGAAGTGTAGCTGCTCCTTATAAAACTACATTGTCTTATAACGGCTGTGTGTACAACGACAGAAATTCTAAACCATATTCTTTAGCTTTATCGTTAAAAAATATACAAGATTCTTACGATATTATAACTTTTTTTAGAGATAACCTTATAGCTAACTCTGGTGTAGATGGTTCTCGTATTAATTTAGCTGCTATACCAAAAGTATTAGGCCAAGATTTTATGGAGCGTATGCTTAAATTTATAGCATTTCGTAAACAAGGCTTAGAGTTATATGACCCTACAGAAGAAGGTGCAAATTTATTTCAACATTACGGAGAGTTTAGAGGTTCTTTAGATGGTAACGTTATACAATCTTTAAATTTAGTACTAGAATCTTTGCAAGCTCAAGCAGATATGGTTACCGGTGTAAATCGTTATATGTATCAAGCAGCTGAACAAAGAGATGCTGTAACTAATGTTAAAACTGGTATAAAACAAACATCTTTAATTATTAAAGATATGTTTGAGTCTATATTTGACTCTAGAAAAAATATGCTTATTGACTTAGTTAATTTAGGAAAAATTTCTTATAAAAATGGTAAGCGTGGATCTTATATATTAGGACATAAAACAGTTTTATTTAACGCTCAACCTGAACATTTTAGATTTAGTGATTATAATATTTATGTAGTAAATAGCAGTAAAGAAACTTTAAAGTTAGAAAAATTAAATGCTATTGCTCCTCAACTTGTAGGTAAAGGTTCTATAGAAGATGAAACATTAGTAAAAATCTTAATGACTGGGTCTACTACAGAGGTAGTACAATTAGTAGAAGACAGCTTACTTAAAAAGAAAGAAGAAAACAACGCTATCAAACAACTTCAACAACAATTACAACAGGTTTCAGAGCAAGCAAAACAATTGGAACAACAATTACAAAAAACAACGCAAGAAAAAGAAACTTTAGAAAAAGTAGACAGAGAATACAAAAATAAAGAGCTAGAAATGCGTTATGCTAGAGAAGATAAACGTATTGAAATTGCGCAAGAAGAACTTGATTTAACAGAAAAAATTGCAGAAGAAGAAGCTGCAAAAGATAATAAAATAGTGCAACTAGAAAGAGAGCAATTATATGCAGAACAATCTCAAGGGCAAGCTAGAGAAATAAGAAATAATATATGAAAAAATATAAAATATGGTTAGACAATAAAACTTTAGTGTTGGTAAATGAATATCAATTATTTAAAGACAGATGGATAACATATTTTGGAAGTATAGAAAATGTAAAAGATTTTATTAAAAATTATAAAGAGTAATTATGGATGTTAGATTAGTTGAATCAATGGCTACAAGTGGTGGGTTAAAAGAGCCAGTTTTTCGTTTAGATCCCACGTTAGAGCACGTAAGTTTAGCTTGGTCAGCTGAAGATGAATCTTTAGTATTAGTAGATTACAATTTAGACTATGCTTCTTTACCGGAACAATTATATCAAAATAATGGTATATTTAAAAAGACATTTTTAACGTATAATGGAAAAGATTGTGAAACAGGAAAAATGTTAGAAACTGTGCTTATTGAATCTAGCCCAGAACAAGACGCTAATTTTTTACCAGGTTTTACAAATTCTAATCAATGGATTTATAAACCAAGCTCATTTACGTATCATCCTGGAATATTAAACTTAACAAATATTGCAGACTACGCAACTATGCCTTACGACTATAGTCAAGGTTTTACAGTAGTTAAACAATTTTTAACTTCAGGGGGTAGCATAGTACCAAACTCACAATCTCCTTTTACAGCTTTTTATAGAGCCCCAACTTTAACTTCTTTTTTACCGTCTAATGTAGAAAATAATAAAATTTACACAGATGGTTGGTACACTAGTTACGTTATTGCTTGCAAAACTTATACTTCAATAGGAAGTACAGTGGCTACAGGAGATATTATTTATTACCCACCACAAAGAAAATTTTACAAAAATTTAACTGGTTCTAAAGGATCAGAAAGCCAAGATCCTTTAAATCCTACATTAAATATTTTAAGTGCAGATTGGTCAGTAGATGTACAATTTACAGATTGGATTGAATTTTTAAGAGCTAATAGTCAAGGCTCTAGTATAGGAGAAAAAGTTTATTATTTAGAAACACAACATTTAGTTACAGTAGAATTAAATACAGCTATTTTAACAGAATTAAAATGCCAATGTAGTTGTTGTGATAAACCTGATTTTAATACGTCTAATATATTGTTATACATGAAACTAATGCAAAAAAGATTAGGTTCTTATGTATTATTTAATGAAGAAAACTTTCATGAAGCTCAATGTGTGATAGAAAGTTCTAGAAAGATATGTGAAACTTCTTTATGTAATCAAAAATGTTGTTAAGATTTACCAATGATTTTTTAAGCACTATTTCTCAAGGTGTATCTTTATTAGCAGACATACAATTAAGTCTAGCTAAATCAGAGCCTTATTTAGGCAGCTCTAGAGAACTAGATAGAGCTTATGCACAAAGTGTTGTCATTGCAGGTTTAATAGATTATTTGTCAAATACAGATAATTCTAATCCTAGAGAAGATGAAGCTTTATTAATGTGTCTACGTTCTGCTATAAGTAAAAATGCTTGTAGAAGACCTAGAAATGGTGTAAAAGACTGGGCAAATTACCATAAATTACCAGACGGACAAAATCCTATAATAAAACCAACCCCAGAGCCTACACCAGAACCTCAACCTCCAGTAGTTCCAGAGCCACCAGTAATAAACAACCCAATTGGAGAAACACCGTCAGTATTAAACACTACTGATACTACTACAACCACAGAAATAGATCCAATTATAGATCCTAGCATTCCTTTTAACATAGATTAGGTAAACGTGCCCAAATCTTAAATTTTATATACTATTTTAAAAATTATATTATGACAAACTTTCAATCAAATACCAGCATCTTAGGCCAATTTTTTGCAAATGAAAAAGCTACGCAAGAAAATTCACCTATAGTAAGAGAAATCAAAATAAATGGGGGTGAGAATATTACACCTAATTTTCTAAATGCTCATGCATTTGTTAATTATGTTGCACCAACAGGAGACATTTCAGGGGTAACATTTAATCCACCAATTAAAACGGTTAACAGAAGTTTGTTTAATTTATCTTTAGATAATAGCAATAATACCGCTAATAAAGTATTTACTTTTCATAGTGATTACGTATTTTTAGATGAACCCACTGGAACAAGCATAATCACAGTTACAGGAGGTAAAACTCAAAAATGGTTTGGTGCAGTAATTGGTACTAAATTATATTTGAGAGAACAAAGCAATAGTACTAATTAATTTAAAAATTATTTTTTAATATTTGCAAATAATAATTTAAAATAAGTTAATATGTCAGAAGAAGTAAGAAGTCTAGACGATCTACATGAAGATTTAGACCCAATTTTAGTGGATCCAATTCCATCCGATCCTAACGATCCCAACCCACCAGCTGATCCTGCTCCTGCAGACCCAGCACTAATTGACCCACCTGCAGATGGTGAGCTAGACTTTAGACCTAATTTAAATGATTACGTACCTACAGAAGATACACCGGCAATAGAGCAATTTTTGTCTCAATACGGAGTATTAGGAGGTATGATTCAATTTGAAGATGGAGAAGCTAAACATTTTGATGAATTATCTGAAGTAGAAAAATTTAATGTACTTAAAGACTTATCTATTACTACTGCCCCAGATATTGCAGAACAATATGGTTTAGATGATGCTGAAATTGATTTAATAAATTGGGCTAGAGAACAAAACAAACCTATCCAAGAATCTATTGAAGAATTAGCGCAAGCAAGAGCTGCTCAATTGTTAGCTTTAAATAACGCAAATTCTACAGATTTTACTTCTATGGATGATGATGCTATTACTATGCGTTGGTTAAAAGGAAATGATCCTGAAGCAACTGAAGAGCAATTAGCAGAAGAATTATCTAAACAAAAGGAAAGTAAATTATACATTAAAAATGCGGCTAGCCTTAGGCAACAATTTGTTAATGAGCAACAAACATTAACAACTCAGCAACAGGCTCGTGAGCAAGAAGCATACTTTGCAGAATTAGAACAAGAACGTTCTGAAATTGCTACAGCAATTAGCGGTATTAAAGATATTGCAGGTTTTGAAATTTCTGATGACGATAAGAATATTATTCTACATGACTTGTTAGAAGTTAATGAACATGGAGATTCTTTATTTATGGAAGAAGTTTTTTCAGACCCAAATCGTTTATTTAAAGCTGCTTGGTTGTATAAAAATTCTGAAAATATTTTTAACCAATTAGAAAAATATTACAAAAATAAAATTGCAGAAGCTTACCAATCCGGTAAAACTAGCACTTTAAATGGGTTTTCTTCTAACCCAGTAGGGGGAGTAAGATCTTCAGAAACAAAAGGCAATGAAGATTCTTCTTTGAGAAAATCAAAAATTATAGACGTTGATGATTTACATAACGACTAATTTTTTTAAATGTACCCTGGTATATTAAAAATGTTTTTTCTATATCGGGGTATTGAAACTTTTTAATTAATAACAAGGGAGGAACTACCTTCCATAAAACAAAAGCAAATGAAAATTGTAGACAGAGCAACGGTCGTTCAACATTTAGGGGACACTAAGACTGTGCAAAACTTTGGTACTTTGTTGGGGACAAAACCTCACAAACTAGGTACTGTAGTGACAATGTATAAAAACTTGGCACTATCAACATTAACAGATGCGTTGAAAAACGTATACTATAACCCTAAAAAAGATAGCAACTCTTTTGTTCCTATTAATTCTATGGTTATTGAGTGGACTATTGATGTTAACTTCATCAAAAAAGTAAAAATTGTAGGTAATATCACAGGTAATGGTCTTAACAAAAACGTAGAATCTATTGTTTTAGCTGAGCGTTACTATGATAAAAACGACACTTTTACTTTGGAAAACAAACAACAATTATTTGTTGTAGCTCCACCAAAAAAATTAGCTCAAAATCGTTGGGAATATAAAGTAGTTTTGGTAGGTAATGACTTTACTAAAGCTATTAGTTCTACTTACGCTGCAGCTGGTAAAGATACACGTTACCGTTCTAACTACCACCCAGAATTGTCTGAAAGAGGTTACTCTAAATTCATTTCTAACACTGAAACTCACCGTAACTACTTGTCACGTCAAAGAGCTTCTGTGTCTTGGTCATCTGACTTTGCATTGCATGAAGAAGTTTACTTACAAATGGGTAAAAACGAAAAAGATGCAAACGCATATTTCAAAATGAACAAGAAAGAAAAAGAATGTTTAGATACTTTCTTGATTTCTCGTGAGCAAAACTGTCTTTTTTCTGAAACTAACTACGATGTTAATGGTCGTTGTTTAGATCAAGATGATCACGGACGTGATATTCCTATGGGAGATGGTGTTGTTGCACAAATCGAAAGATACTGTGACAAATTTGCTTACTCTTTGTTGACTTTAGATGTATTTGATGATGTACTTTCTGCAATGAGAGAGAAATCAGAAACTCCTACAGGTAATATTTATGCAGTAATTTGCAACGAACGTTTTTACGACCAAGTAGGTAAATTGATGCGTAATGACTTGAAATACTTATCTCCAGCAAATGCTGCTTATTTTTATTCTAAAGCTGCAAATGGTAAAGTAAGTTTAGGTGCTGAATTTGATAGTTATACTTTCCAAGGTAATACTATTACTTTTATGCCAGACAGGGTTCTTTCTCAAGAATATCCTGAAGGTGGATACGGTATCTTTTTAGATACAGGAGCTGACTTGTCATCTGGTCGTCCTAATGTAGCAATGTTTACTTTGCAAGGTTCTGAAATGATTTCTGGTACTTTAGTAGGTATGGGAGGTGTATCTGGAACTGCTTCAGGAGAAGTTGCTACTTCAGTAGCTGGTTCTGAATACCACTTATTAGGTTACTCAGGAGTTGTAGTTTTCAACCCTTACAGATCATTTATTATTCAAGAATCTCTTGCTTAATAAGATTATAATTATAGAAAAGAGCATCGGTAACCGCCGGTGCTTTTTTTATAACCTGAAAAATAAAATAATAATTTATAAAATTTGCCAATACAAAAATAAGTAAATATGGAAACAACAATTGAACAATTAGAAAATGGTACAGTAACTGATAGAGTTATTGAAATTAAATCTATCTACAAAAGTACTAAGCAAACAGTGCAACCAGCATTTGACTCAAAAATTAAATGGTGGGCAGGTGTAGAAAGACTATCTGACGATTTAAAAAAGAACAAAGAGTATTATGTAGTAGTTGGTGAAACTACTGCAGACAGAGTGCATTTAAATACAAAAATTACATTGAAAGATGGTTTAATTTTTGATTTAAGTAATGAGGTTGATAAAATCAATTGGGACTGGGTAAAACATTGCCCACAAGTAGCAATGTCATTTGCAGAAGCTCAATCTTCTAAAGCATTATTTTATGTGCATATTGAAGGTAGAGAATCTGAAATGAGAACTCGCACTGTTGAGAAAAGACATGAAGCAGTTGCATTGGTTTTAAATGATCCAGCAACCAATTATGTAAACAGAGCGTTGCTTTTAAACATGGATATGGAAGGAGAACAACCGTCTGTTATTAAAGATTTCTTGTTAGAAACAGCGGAAAAAAGCCCAGAAAAAATATTTAGAATTTACAGAGATAAAGCTATGAAAATACATTTATTGTATTTAAAAGCTAAAAAAATGTACCTTGTAAAAGTAGACCCTAGAGATAATGTAGTTACTTATGGCTCTACAATTTTAGGAATCTCTGATGATTCTGCTATTGCTTATTTACAAAGTAATGAAGATATACTTATGCTTTTAGAAAGAGATGTAAATCCTGAATACTTTGCCTCTAAGGGAATAGAAGTGCCTGCATCAACTCACGTAGAAGAAAAAGTTCTTACACCTTTAGAAAAAGCACAAGCTGCAAAAAGACTAAAAGAAGAATCTAAAAATTAATCAATATGACTGCAAAAGGAGCTTATGAAGCTATTTTAATTGAGTTAAGGAAAGCAAAAGCTCCTTCGCTTCATTTAGAAGATTATTTATATTTCATCAATAAATCTGTACAAGAATATATAAATGAAAGATATAATAAATTTCAAGTGTCGCAGCAAGTCACAGATGATTTATCTTTTTTAATTACATCAGATACTTTTGTTCCATTTGTAGGAAATCCAAATAATATTGGTTCTTATCTTAGTGATACTACAAAAGGAGTAGATATTAGAATAGGTAAAAAATATGGTTCTTCCTTTATAAGCTTTAATGCCCCGTTTAATTATTGGCATATGACAGGCTCACATGTAACAGCTTACACAAAACTAGCGCATAAATGTCACCCAGCAGGCTCAGAATTTTATCTACCTTCTAAAAAATTATCTTCTCACACAGCTAATGGTATAATTTCTAATTCTTATTTAAAGCCTAGTGGAGATAGAGTTTATCACGATTTTAATGATTCCACTAGTAATGTGCCAAGATTAACATATTATTTTGGGGACAGTAGAAAATATGGTATTAAAGAAATAGTAGTAGATTATTTAAAAAGACCTAAAGTTATTTTACTTACAAAAACAGAAGCAGATTTTATAGGGGACAATTCTGGTAATTTAGAATTTCCAGAATATGTATGCAATGAAGTTGTAAAAAGAGCAGTAAAATTAATAATGGAAAATGCTTCAGACCCAAGATTACAAACTAATATACCTATAAATCAAACTATTGTGTAATACCCTGGGATTTAAAAATTATATTAGTATCATCACAACGTTTTGGGGATACCAGCTCCATTTATTATAAACCGTACGGCTACACTGGTATAAGCTTTACACAAACTTTAAAAAAATGTTTACATTATCAGACAAACAGAGGGTCTTAAACCAACCTTCAAGCGTAAGAACCTTTACCCCAGCGGGTGCAGAGGTAACTGCAGCTGCTAGTATTGCGGCAACAGACAAATTTTTAATAGAAGGCTTTGGTCATTTTGACATTGCTGCTATTACTGACATTCAATGTCGTAGAGCTCGTGCTGCTGTTTCAGAAGTACAAAACTGGACAGTTCCTGCAGGTACTGCTATCCCAGTAGGTTTTAATAGTGGTTCTTTTGCTATTGGAGATGCTATTGAAGTAGTTATTGCTATGGATACTGCTCGTTACGATTCTACTTTGTTCGTACAAGATAGATTAGGTGGAGTTAAACCTATGGTATTTACAACAGCTCCTTTAGCTGCTATTGCTGCTACTGACATTGCTGCTGCTATTATTGCAGGTTATAATAAATATGTAGAGACTTTTACTAAAGGTTTTTTCCAATTATCTGTTACTACTGGAGGTACTACATCACAAATTAAAACAGTTATTGCTTCTGGTTATGAAGCTATTACTGTAAGGTCTGTGTCTATTCGCAGAACTAATTCAGGTATTGGAACTCAACCATTTGCTGTTTTAGCAAAAGGTTCACATGCATCTAATGCTGCAGGTTTCCAAGGTGAAGGAATAGGTAAATTTTTGGAAGAATCTATCCGTATGAACACGCCTATTACGTCTAACGTATATGGAGTTGATAACGCAGAAACTCAAGTAGATCTTCGTGGACTTTACACTGCTGTATATTTCACAGTGCAAGCTAACTATGATGAGAATCTTTCTACCACTGCTGCTGACCATTCACCGTTAAACGCTACTCATGACTTTGTAGTTTTCTTAAATGAAGCTACTTGTTTAGCTGCAGATAGCGCAATCCATAAATTAGCTAAAATTGCTTCTTTGAAAGTTGGTACTAATGGTATGACTTCTGCGGTTGTAGCAGCAGCGTCTTTGACTTTAGCACTTGAAAAATCTGAAGTATTAATCAAATCTGATGGATCTTCTACAAATTTATTAACTGGTGTTGGATCTTTCCTTGTATAATTAATATAATTTATTTACTAAACCCTGCCCAACCCGGCGGGGTTTTTTTATTTACTGATACTTTAAAATTTTTTATATATATTTCATAATCTAAAGATGTAAGAATGACAGCAAATGAATTAGCTTCCGCAATTAAAAACCGTATATATGATGGTTTATCAGGTATTGTGTCTGATCAATCTATTAGTACAGATCAATTGTTTGATGAAATAGATTTAGTTAGAGCAGATTTTGTAAATAAATATGCAATGAGCTCTAAATTAAATACTAAATATTTATTGCAAAGTTTAGATAATTTAGAAATTAAATGTACAAGCTTAGCTTATACAGATGCTTGCGATGCATTTAGATTTTCTAATGATGCTGTTCCAGCTTTAGAAGTACCAGCTTTATTAGCAACACCTGATGATTCTGCTATAGAATACTTAGGGCTTACTAACAAACAAGAAAAATTTGCGGTATATTATTCTACTTCTGATATTATTAATCACAGAGTAAGAATTAGAACTGCTAAAAAACCTTTTGCTTGGGTAGATACTACTTTAAATACAAACGGTATGAATACTATATATTTCTTTAATATGGGTAGTCATAACCCTTTAAAATATGTTTCTTTAAGAGCTATATTTAATCATCCTTCTGCTGTAACATTATATGATACAGGTTATGAGGATAGAGAATATGCTGCTCCAGCACACATGCAAATGGCTATACTTGATACTGTAACAGAAAAATATATACGTTACTACCGTCAAATGCATGCTGTGCCACAACCTAATACTCAAACTGATAATATTCAATAATAATGGCTTTAGAAAAAATAGTAAATAATAGCGAAAATAATGCAATTAAAAATAAATTAATACACGAAGAATGTATTGAGTTATTAAACTTTCGTATTACAGAAGAAGATAAGTCTGCTAGATTATATCATAACATGTATATGTTTTTAGAAAACAAAGGTTATACAGGAGCAGGAGCATTGTGGCATAAATACGGGCATGAAGAAGGAGTACATTCTGATTGGGCTAGAAATTATTTATTAGATCTTGGTATACAGCCTGAATTAAGAGCTTTACCAGCTATTATGCCTAAAGAATACGCAAGCTTTCCGGAAGTAATTAGATTGTCTTATGACCATGAAGTAGAGATTACTAATCAATGTAAAGAACTTGCAGCGGCAGCAATGAAACACGGAGATCATATGTTGTATCAATTAGCTGCTAAATTTTTAACTGAACAAATAGAAGAAGTAGGTAAAATGCAAACGTTTTTAGATAAACTAGCTGCATTTGGAGAAAGCCCAGAAGCTTTAAGGTTCTTAGATAATGAAATGGGAGAATTAGCAAACGGTTAAGATTATGATTTTATTGTACAAGAAAGGAGGATCTGTAAAAGAATCTATGAATTGCGGAGAAACTCGCCGTTCTACTAGAGAGCATAAAAAGATTATGAAACTTTATTGTGTTAATGGAAAGAAAAAATTAGTGCATGCAGGAGATGATCGTTATGTAAATAATGTAGATTCTAAACGTAAAGCTTTTAAAGCTAGACATAAATGTAGTACAGCAAAACCAGGAACAGCTAGACATTTAGCTTGCACAGAATTGTGGTAAAATAAAATAAATATATTATGGCTCAAGAACAAACAACAACACCTTTTTATGATTTTATGTATCCTAAATTTCTTTTGAAAGATCTTTATGATATAGACATCCATGAAGATGATTATTTAGAGAGGGCTTATAATGTTTACAGAGCTATAGGTAATATTGCTACTGCCATACAAGAATACCATTTTACTATTGACAACGATTTAAAAATTGAATTACCTTGCAATTGTGAGTTTATTGAGTCAGTTTCTAGTGATGAAAATTTATTAATGCGTCAAGAAGATCTTGTAGTTTACTCTACAAATGCTCATGTATCTCCTAATGCGTTTTTAGCAGATATTATTTCTAACGAATCTTTACGTAGAATTTACGTACCTCAAGCAAGTACATTGCATCCATCTGGTATATTTTTACCATATACATTAGAAAAAAGAACTTTACATTTTGGCAAAGAACAAGCAGGAACAAAAGCTCACATTATATATCGTGGTATTTTAGTAGATGAACAAAATAATCCTGTATTACATAGAAAAGAAGCTGAAGCTATAGCGGCTCAATTAGCATTTTTACATACTCAAAAACAAGTATTTATGCGTGACCCTGCAGCTGCAAGCATATTAGGTTATATTAAACCAGAAGCAGCTAGACTTATGACAGCAGCTAAAATACCAGAGTATATTACTCAAAATCAATGGAATAGAATACTTAGCGCTAAAACTAGGCATGACAGAAAAGTTTACAACGCTAGTTATAAAGCTTTACAATAATATGTTTGAAACAAGCAGTCGACCTTATTACGATACATCTTTAATGTTATCTTTGAAAGATGTTGTTCCTAATGACAGAGCATATGCTAAAAAATATTTAATAAAATCAGATATAGCCCCTAAAGGCAAATTAAGAAATTTATATCACACCCAATGCAATTCTTCTTTAACAAGAAAAATTTTTAATTATACTTTAAAAATAATCTTATGGGAAATTGCTGCTGGTAAATGTAGTTTTACATGGCCTAATAACAGCGCTTCTAAAATTTACATGGGTTGGTTAGATGATAAAATTGTGCAACAAAAAGCAAAATTAGATAAAATACCATATATAAATCTAATACAAACTGATTATAAAGTACCTTATATTACATTTGAATTTTCTAAGTCTGAAAAGAAAGTACCTTTAAAAATATACGTTAATAAAGAAATGTATAAAGCTGCTATTTTACATGCTAATACAGGACAAAAGTTTTCTCAAAGACCTAGAACTATAAATTATTTTTTACCATATATTTATGACGAATTTGCTTATATTAAACAAGAATCTTTAAAAGCTTTAATTTTAGATTGTTTTAGTAAAGTTTTATGGTGTCTAAAACAAGGTGAAGAAATAAGAATTTTAGATTCTGAAGGCGAAATTAGATTTTTTAGACCTTTAGGTAGAATACATGATAAAGTAATGTCTAACGTTGTAAAAAAACGTATAGAAAAAGAGCATAGAGAAAAACATGAAAAATTCTTCGTATAATATATTTTCAGAATTAAATTCTGATGTGCATCCTTTAAATGCAAAAACAACTATGATGGTTAATGCTATAAATGCAGCATTAACTACAGAAGGTCAAAATCAATTGATTTTGCAAAACATGAAAGGTAATGAAAGTTTTGCTGCATTAGAAGATAATTATAGACCTGTAGGTGTTGCAGTATTTAACAATATTGCATATATTTTATCTGCTAAATTTGACGCAGATGGTAAATTTATATCAGGAGAATTAGGAACTTTCCCTAGCCCAGAATGGAATCAATTAAATAAATGGATACCTGACCCGGATTCATCAGACCCTAATAAATACATTCCAGCAAAAATAGAAGCAAATATTTTGCCTATATACCAGCCATTAAAAAACTTTTTATCAAAAAATACAACTAGTAGTTGGAGTGGTTTAACAGACCCAAGATTTAATACTGATAGTTTTTATAACGATAAATTTAACACTGACGCTTTTAATTTATTACCTGATAGAATGGTTGAAATAGAATTACAGCCTTCTTACGATGATTCAATTAATATAATAATTACTGATAATTATAATCCTATAAGATTAATTAATAGTAGATTTATAGTAAAGCCAGGAGCAAAAACAGCAACTTTAGCAGACAGAAGACAAGACAAAGATACTAATACTTATTCTGATGCAAGATTTAATTCTACAATATTAATTAAATCATCTGACAAAATATTAGATTTAACTTTTGATGGTGTGTTTCCAGGTGGCCAGCATACAGGCGGAGGTTATAGATTTTTCTTTCGCTACATAGATAGTGATGGAACTTTAACTGATATTATAGAAGAATCTAGACTTGTAGTAATTGGTTACGATAATTATGGTGCAAATAGCACTGAAAATACAGGTAAAGCAATAAAGTTTACTTTAAGCAACCTAGATAGAAAATTTTCTGCGGTAAAAGTTTATTTTGCAAAAGGAGACAACAACACTAGCGTTATTACTACTGTTCATGAAATTACAAATATTTATGATATAGTATCTGATACTATGATTATTACTATATTTGGTAATGAAGACACTATGGATTATAATGCTGATAAATTAAATCTTAGTTATAGCAGCATAAATACTGTACGTACTATTACACAATATGATGACAGGTTATTATTAGGAAATTTAACTTCTACTGCTAGAAATTATGACGCATTAAGAGAAATTTCTCAACAAATAGAAATTTATGTACCAAGAAATAGATACTTAAATATAGAAAAATATGACTCTAGTACCCATGTATTTAAAGGCACTTTAGAAACCTTAAATGGTGAGCCAGCAGCTTATGGTTATGCAAACCCAAATAATGTGTATAATTCTTTAGGTGTTTGGGCAGGAGAAACTTACGAAGTAGCTATTGTATATATAATGAAAGATTACACTCTTAGCCCAGCAATACCTGTTCGTGGTGGAGATAATTATAATAATGATTTTGTTTATAGCACTAATAATAATAATACTTTTGGAGAAGACGGATTTATACCAGGCAGCTCAGAAAATAATTTAGGTGTATATAGAGTAAGGCAAAAAAGTAGAAATTTATTTAATATTGATAGTAACACAGGTATAATATCATCGGAAATATTTTATCTAGAATTAGACTTTAATAATGTAAGCAATCGTGCTTATTTAGAAGCTAATACATTAGGTTATTTTATAACTAGAAAAGAAAGAAAAAAAGACTGTATTGTGCAGGGTATGATTACCAATACTACTAGAGTTCCCGTAGCACAAAAAATTGTAGCAACAGGAAAATACTCAAATAAAACTGATAGTGGTGAATGGGAAAAAGAAAAAGATAAAATACATATACAAGACCTAGATAAAGAAAGTGGTAGTTATTTACCGGGAAAAAATTACCCCTTTAAAATTATACCTACTCCAGGAAGAATTATTGAAACTCATTTAGATAACGAAAGTAATTACGATGTAGATGATATAAGCAGATTTAGATCTATATCTTGTCAAGGAACAGTAGTGCCTAATATAAATTCAGCATACGTTACAGCAGCTGTAGAAGGCAAATACCCAGACGTTTATTATGCATTTTATGCTGCTGATCAATTAACTAATAGTTCTTTATTAGCTACTCTTTTTAATGGGTCTCAAAAAGGAGTTCTTGTTGACACTAACCCAGTAAGAGCTTTTTCAAATATAAGTTTAGGGGCTAAGCAGGCCTTAGCAACCGCTACTATACAGCGTTATTATTACCCACCCGGCACAGATGATCAATCACAAGGAACAATAGGACCGGAAAGCGGTGCTGAACTATTTGTGTCTTTGGTTTCTGCAACTGCTGATACACAAACTTTTTACTACGATATAACCTTAACCAGAAATTTTGGTGGTATTGGTAGTACTGGTTTTTTTAGTGGGAGATTTACTATAAATAGTTCGGGTGTAATGATTACCACCACAGTAAACGCTGCAGGTTTTTCGGAAAATTCACCTTTTGTATGTGTTTTAAGAGGCTCTTGTCCTTATATAACTCCTAATTCTACTGGTAATATTGGTAAAATTTCTTTGAGTTTTAGTGGAGATGGAGCTTCTTCACAGGTAGAATTAGGTGATAGTTTTGGTAGCTCTGATAAATACCCAGCATTTAGTGTAAGACAAGATTTTATTGTAAGCGGTGTTACATTTGGTCCTAGCTCTGTACCCCAAGATGCCCCTCAACAACCTATAAAATTATTAGGTATAAAAGATAATTATTATTTTGATCCTGCTTTAATTGTAGGCCAAGATTCACCTTGTAATTTTAAATACATAGGTTATGGTATAGATGCTTATTCAGATAACCAATTTAGTGCTTTAGAAGATAGAAATTTATATTATGTTGCTACTAATGATGCTAAATGGACTGGTGATATACCAACAACAACAACAGGAGGCCAATGTGTTGCACTTTTTACAAGTATAACACAATTTAGCGAATACATAGGTTTAAAAATTTCAGAGCCAAATAAAATTAATTCTCAAGATTCAAGTTTTTTTACTGCTTTACAAAATGATTCTATATTAGTAAATAACTTTTCTCTTAAAAGATTTAACGATACAGCCGGTGGTTTATCAGAATATAAAACAAGACTAGAAACTGCTGGTTTTAATTTAGGTATGATTGCTAATATTTATAACTCACTTAGCGGCCCTTTATCACCAACAAATTGGAAAGTAAAATATAATTCATCTAATGCCACTAACACTGACCCTTACTTTGCAATTACAAAAAGATTTACATGGGATACAAATTTTTTACAAGGAGGATATATGAAT